GCCTCGACCCGCTCCTGCAGGAAGAAGAGCATCGCGGTGTTGTCGTTCTCCCCGCCGCCGTCCGGACCCCCATCGAAGAGATTGCGGATCGGGTCGATGACGAGGATGTCGGGCGGTGCGTCGGGGAATGCGGCCCGGATCGCTTCGGCCACGCGGGCGACGCCCTCCGCGTCGAGCAGCAGCTTCAGCTTCGGCGTGGCGATGAAGGTGTCGCGCGCGGCGGCGATCACGGCGGCAGACAGTGCGATCTGCTGCATGCGCTCGCGCAGATAGTGATACTGGATCTCGGCCTGCAGGTAGAAGACGCGCAGCGGCCGGGGCGGCGTGAAGCCGAGGAACGGCACGCCAGCGGCCATGTGCACGAGCCATGAGATCAGGAAGTCGCTCTTGCCGACCTTGGGCGCGCCACCCAGCACCAGCAGTCCGCCAGGTGTCAGCACGCGGGGGCCGATGATGTCCTCGGGCATCGGACTGGTGTCGTCGAGCAGCGCGCCGAGGCTGAAGGTCGACAGCGGGCTGGTCGGGGCGTCGACGCGGGCTGCGCGCAGGAGCGGCGGTCCGTTGCGCTTCACATGCAGCGCCCAGAGGCGTTCGGACTCGGCCATCAGCCGATCGAGCGGCCAGGACGGGCGCAGCATGGCGGCATTGTAGCCGCAGATCGCCTCCCAGCCTGCGAAGGGGTCGAGGCGGCCCTCATGCACAAGGCGGACGTAATGGCCGATGGCGGCGCTCGCCCCCTGGAACCGGGACCAGTCGTCGACCGCGCCCTCCCGCACCGGTGTGGTGAGCACCGCGTCGATACCGGGCTTCGATGCTGGTGCGGCAGCGTCGCTGGCGAAGCCCACGCCCGGCAGCGGCGGCATCTCGGCGACCTTTTCGGCGAAGTCCGCAAGGTCCACCTCGACGTCGCGATGTTCGCGGATCTGCACGAGGCGTTGATGGCCGTGCTTGTGATAGACCGTGCCCGGCACCCGGATCGGCTGATGGGCGGAGCGGAAATGCGTGTCGCCGCCGACCTTCACGGCGATATCGCCGCGCAGGCGGCAAAGGGTGGCCAGATCCTCGCCCTCGGCGGGTTCGGTCAGTTTCCACCAGACGTGCAGCTTGGTCGCGCCATCGCCTGTGCGCCCGCCGCTCTCGACGATCAGCGTCGGTCGCCCGAGGTGGTGAACGAGATGATCGAGCTTGGCAGGGATGTCGCCCGAGTCGAGATCGACCACGAGGCTCTGCATTTGCAGAACGTCGGCGGCGCGGGCCTGCCCCTGTTCCTCGACCGTGCCGGGGATGACATAGACCGCCGCCCCCTCGCGGTTGGCCCATGCGGCGAAGGTCGCGAGCTTGCCGGGTGCGGTGTCATCGGCAGGGATCCAGATGTTGTGCGGCTTGCCGTCCCGGCCCTGACCCTTGTCGACGAACCCACGCAGCGGGATCAGCCCCTCGCACCAGCTGAACACGGTGTCGAGGAAGACGGCGATCTGCTCGGGGTCGGGGTCGCAGCCGAACGGGTTCTCGGACGGCGGCCCGTCGTTGAAGTCCATCCACGGGTTGAAGTGCAGGATGCCGTCGTCGCTCATGCGGGCAGCCCCCAGCAGCGTTCGGACCACGGGCAGAAGCGGCACTCGAAGAAATCCGGCGTGGAGGCGACGCGCGGCAGAAGCTCGCCCGCGTCGGTCGCCTGCAGGATCCGCACGCCGCGATCCGACATGCGCTGCGCGAGCCCCGCGTCGAAGGGTACAAGCTCGTGATGCAGCTCGGCGGTGTCCTTGTTGATGGCGGTGAAGAGCGCGGGCGCGGCCGAGATGCTGGGGACGGTCCCTTCCATGTAGGCCTGGTAGACCGCAATCTGCGCGGCATAGACCGGCTTCGACTTCGTGACGCCGTCCTTGACGCAGGCGCGCCAGTTCTTCGCGTTCATGGTCTTGCATTCCCAGAGCGCGGGAACGGCGAGACCGAAGTCCTCGGGCCCAGCGGCGATGATGCCGTCGACATGACCGCGAATGCGCCCGCCCGCGACGGAAAAACCGAACTGGCCGCCATCGGGCCGTCGAACGCATGCGTTCGACCCCTTGCGGGTGTAGAGATCGAACCCCGCGCCGCGCAGCCAGGCGACGGCCAGATCCTCGAGCGCGTGCCCGATCTCGAAGATCCGCAGCGTCTGGCCGGAGAACCCCTGGCCCTCGTCCTTCGGCGCGCCCACGAACTCGAACTGGAGAGCGCGCTCGCAGGCATGGCCGAGACGCGATCCGCCGAGGTAGTCGCGGGGCGGCAGTGTCGCCTGTTCGGCGGTGAGCGCCCGATCGACGGCGGCGTTGACCCGGTCGGCGAAGCTGGGGCGGGGGTTATAGTCCAGCATGCTGACCTCCCTCGTAGTTGCGGTGGGCGAGCCCGTGGCAGGTCGAGCAGAGCCATTCGACCGCGAGCGGCTCGGAATAGTCGTGATGATGGGCTTCGAGATCGGTCACGCATCCGCAGCGCTGACACCAGACCGGCACGATGATCCGGCACGCCTTGACGGCGCTCCTGACGATGCTGTGCGCCCGGTTCTTCTCGGCGTGGCGCAGCCGATAGCGGCGCTGCGCCTCCCGATGCCTTTCGGGATCGCGGAAGTTCTGCGCATAGGCACGCTGATATTCCCGGCGGCAATCCCGGCACCAGGACTGTCGCCCATCGGGGCTGAGCCGTCGGCGGCCGAACTCGCAGGCGTCCTTTTCGACGCCGCACTTCGTGCAGAGCTTGGTCAAAACGGCACCTCCGCCTCAGCGTCTGCCGCCATGGCGTGCATGGCGTCCTGGAAGCCGCCGACGGCAACCTCGATGAGCGTGAGCACCTGCGCCTCCGAGAGATCGGAGAAGCGAGCCTGCCAGCCGATTTCCTCCATGATTTCGGCGACCGGCTTCATGGCGGCGCGGATCGCCGCCTTCTCCTGTTCGGTGAGATCAACCATGGCGAAACGCTCCCGCACCAAACGCGTCCAGAAGGACTGGCAGGGCATCGAGCAGAACCAGACCGAGGGCCGGGGCCGTTTCGAGCGGTGCGGATCGAACCAGCCAAGACCACGGGTGGGTTGCCGGCAGACAGCACAGAGCGTTCCACGCGGATGCCAGAGCTGCCGCCGGTCCTCGGCCGTGATGGGTGTTGGAGATGTCATGGGTCATGCCGCCCTCCGCTCGGGGCTGGCGGCCGCGTCGATCAGCTGGCGGATGGCGCGCTTGTTGAAGCCGAAGGTCATCAGCGCCGAGGCGCGGTAGCGCGTCAGGCCGAAGTCATGGCGGCACTCGGGCGGCAGGTACTGGAGCTGCTTCTCGGTCGGCGGCTGGCGCAGCCAGGAGCGCGTCTTGAAGGCGCTTTCGTCGGTTTCGTGGGTGTTCAACCAGTCATCGGCCTGCGCGAGGCAGACCGTGCGTTCGCCAACACCCAGCAAATGCGGGCGCTCGCTCTTGCCGCCGCCCACGGCATACCAGACCCCATCCAACCAGAAGATGCCGCCCCAGGCCGTGAAGCCCGTGGCCATCATCGCATCATCGGTGCCGAAGAGGTCGACCCATGCGAAGCTGGATCGCTTCAAAAGGTCGATCTCTGTCATGATGAAACCCGACAGAGGGGCTACGCCACCGCCTTCGCCCGCATCCAGCTCCTCGCGGGGGAACGCCTCACCGCAGAGCGGGCATTCGGTGGCGGCCAGCGGGATCTCCGCCTCGCAGGCTGGACAGGTCTTGGTCGGCGCCTCGCCGGGCTCGGTCTTGCCGTCGAGATCGACGTCCTGTTCCAGCGTGCCGTGGATCAGGCTCGAGGTGCCGAAGTCGAGCACGATGCAGTCGGTCTTCACGATGCCGGGGTGTTCCTCGGGATCGACGGTGCGCAGGCCGCGCCCGACCATCTGGATCATGGTGGACTTGTAGGAGCTGGGCCGCAGCAGCACGACGCAGGAGGTGGGTGGATGGTCCCAGCCCTCCGTCAGCACCGCCACGTTGACCACGACGCGGATGTCGCCCGCCGCGTAGTCGGCGAGGATCGCCTTGCGGGTCTCGGCCGCCAGATCGCCGTGGATCAGCGCGGCGGAAACGCCCGCCGCCTTGAACGCGTCGGTGACGTGCTCGGCATGGGCGACGGTGGAGCAGAACACCACGGTCTGCCGATCGCCCGCCTTTTCCTTCCAGTGCCGGATCACCTCGTCCGTGACGGGCGCGCGGTCCATGATGCCGGCCACCTCCGCCATGTCGAAATCCGACATCGTCTTGCGGACCGAACGCAGTTCGTCCTGCACGCCGACATCGATGACGAAGGTGCGGGGTGGGACGAGGTGGCCCGACGCGATCAACTCGCCCAGCCGCACCTGGTCTGCGACATTGTCGAAGACCTCCCGCAGGCCCTTCCTGTCGCCCCGGTTCGGCGTCGCCGTGACCCCGAAGATCCGGGCATCGGGATTGGCCTCGCGCACCCGGTCGATGATGCGACGATAGCTGTCGGCGACGGCATGGTGCGCCTCGTCGACGACCAGCAGGTCGAGCCGCGGCATGTCGGCGAGGTTCGAGGCGCGCGCCAGCGTCGGCACCATGGCGAAGGCGACCTGGCCGCCCCAGGATTTCTCCGTCGCGTCGATGACCGATGTGGCGACGCCCGGCACCACGCGCTGGAACTTGGCGCGGTTCTGCGCCGTCAATTCGTCGCGATGCGCCAGCACGCAGGCCTTGGCCCCCGAATTCCTTGACATGGCGCCGATCATTTCGCCGGTGACCGCCGAGAGCATGATGGTCTTGCCCGCACCGGTGGGCGCCACGCCCAGCGTGTTGCCGCGGGAAGCGAGCGCAGCCACGCTGCGCTCGACGAAGGTCTTCTGGCGGGGGCGCAGGCGCATGGCCGGTCTCCCCCTTACTGCGCCCAGCTCGGCCGACCGGCGTTGCCGGGGGCGGACGCGGGCTGGCTGGGCTGGGTGGTCGTGGCGGGCTGCTGCGGGGCGTGGCCCTGCGCCGGAACGGCGGTGAACTGCGGCGCGACCGTGCCCATCAGCGCGGCGTAGTCGCGATGGTCGGGGGTGACCGCGGCGCGGATCTCGTTCTTGTCCTCGCCGTTGGTGTCCTGGCCGATGTCGATGCGGGCGACGAATTCAACGCCGTCGAGATCGACGAACCCGTTGATGCGGCGGCGGGCCTGCGCCTCGGGCGAGTTGTCCTTGTCAGACACGCCGCGCGCCGAGTTGAGGATGCCGCGGATCAGGCCGCGCCCCATGTTCGCCCAGTCCGGGCCCTTGGGGCTGTAGAGGCCGATCAGCGACCAGATCTTGCGCCGGGCATAGGGCCCCTCGAGCACCGTGTATTCGGCGTCGAGATAGACAGCGCCGGTGGCGGCGCGGCGCGCCCAGCCGCCGGTCCAGCCCTGCGAGGCGTCGTCGAAGCCGCCGGGGCGGAGCGTCAGGCGCACCTTGGCGAGGGTGCCCTTGGGGATCACGTTGGTGTTGGATTGCGCGGAGTTGAAGTCGTTCCAGGGTCCGGACATTGCGCGGCTCCTTTCAGGTTGAGGGTGGGACGCGCAGCGGCGTCAGAGGGGAAAAGCCACACCGGCGACCGGATCGGGACACGGGGCGTGGCGAGAGGCGCTCAACCATGGCCGGGCTCCTGCGCGGGGGCGGGATCGGCCGGGGTCACTGGCGGCCAGGTCAGGCGTTCGGAGGCAGGCGCTGCGGGGCGCTGGATCTTCTCCATCAGCCGGCCGAGATGCGGGGCCTCGACCCTGTCGAGGCGGCCGGAGCGGTCCTTCGCCGGATAGCCCCAGGGGTTCAGCGTCTGGCAGACGAACGCGCGCTGCGGCTGGCCGCCGGGGTCCGGGATGTCGGCCATGGTGATGACCTGATCGACGATTCCGGGCAGTTCGAGCCCGGTCTTCGAGCCGTCGATCTGCGGCTGGAACACCTTGCGATTGAAATCGTCGAGCCGCTCGTCGAGGATGCCCACGAACCAGACATGCTTGCCGCGCGTGTGCTGCAGGTGGGTCAGCCAGCCGATCATCTCGCGGCCATGCAGCCCGTAGGCGCCGCGGATGTCGGGCTTGCCGGTCTTCTCCGAGAATGCCTCGGGCTGGCCGCGGCACCACTGGAAGCAGAGCCGCCCGGCCACGGTGATCGAGTCGATGAAGACGGTCTCGTATTTGCCGATCACCGTGGGATCGCCGTAGCGGCCGCAGACCTCGTCGAAATGCGCCTGGCTGTAGGGCTGGTCCTCGCGCAGCGCCGGGTTCGGCCCGCCGATGAACACCGCGAAATCGCGGCACTCCTTCCAGGTGCGGGGCCGGAGCGTGTCGATCTCCAGCCCCTCGACCGCCAGATCCCCGGCCTCGAGGTCGAGGAAAAGCGTGGTCGAGGCGTTCAGCGTCCAGAGCAGGCTGGTCTTGCCGATGCCGGACCGGCCGAAGATGACGCCCTTGATCCCCTTGCGCTGCGCGAGCCGTTCGTCGGCCCCGATGATGGGAAGGGCCATCACTTGCCCTCCTGCTTCATCACCGCCGCGGCGGCGCGATCTGAGCCGATGCACCCCGCCTCGCGGGCGAGCTTGTAGAGACGCTTCAGCGCGTCAGCGCGGCGGTAGGCGGCCGAGCTCTCGCGCTCAGCCTCCACGATCACGAAGGCGATCTCGCCGACGGTCGCTTCCACGATCGACAGCGGCTCGCGCGGCTCGTCACCGGCGCGTTGCGGGAAGGCGATGGTTTCGGGGAGGTCTTCGAGCGCGTAGCTCGCCTTGCGAAGACGGGTGATGTCGTCCGGCTGGTCCGGCATGGCGGTTCTCCGTGGGATGATGTGATCGAGGAGGCGCATCACGCGGCCTCGCGGACGTCGGGCGCGGGCTCGGCGACGTAGATCGCCAGCAGCGGCGTCCCGTCGGCGTGGGTGCCGGCGTCCTCGATCTGATAGTTGCGGTTGGGCTCGCAGACCTCGGTCAGTTCCCAGCGGCGATAGAGCCCCGGAAGACGCCTGAAATCCTCGAGCGACAGATCGGCAGTGCGGTTCATGCGTGTCTGCTTTCGGTTGGAGGGAAGGCGCTCGGGGCGCTCGAATGGGAAAAGCCACCGGCGGGACCGGATCGGGACATCGGCTCAGGGGATTTCCTCGAGGGCGTCGTGCAGCCGGCGCATGGCGCGCTGGTACCGCTTGCGGGCGGCGGCCTCGGTCAGTCCCAGTTCGACGGCGACCTCGGCCTGCGAGAAACCCTCGATCGCCACGCGGATCACCAGCAGGGCGTCATCGCCGAGCAGCTTCCGCATGGCGCCGTTCAGTTGCGCGTACCCGGCCGCGCCGATCCCGCTGTCACCGCTGTCCGCCACCTCGTCGGGGTCGGCGCCACTGGCGAGATGCTCGCGCGCCTGGTCTCGCTGGCGCACGCGGATCATGTCGCGCTCGACGTTCCGCAGCACCGTGGCCGCAATCCAGTTGACGCGCCCGAGGTCGAGGCCGCGGACAGCCTCGGTGGTGCGCGCCAGTACGTCGGACGCGACCTCGTCGGCGGTGCCGAGCCTGCGCCAGAGCGACCGGCGCCGGATAGCGTCGAGGCCGGGCCAGAGCGCCAGCAACAGCAGCGTCAGGGCGCAGTCGGACGCGGGCCCGTCGCCCTGCGCCGCCCTGACGAGCGTGGATAGGATCACGTTCTTCTGGCCCTGATCGCCTGGCGTGCGGTGCAGCCCGTCCAGCAGGGCCGCCGGATCGCGGAACGGCGCGAGGGCGGCCTGTCCACGCCGGACGGCGTCGAAGCTGCGCTGGAAGTGAAGCTTGGAGGATGAATGCATGAGGTGATCACGGATCTCGTGCCACGCGAAGGACATCGGACGCCTGCCTTGCGGCCAGGCGTCCAGCGCCTTCTCGTGGCCAGGTCAGGACGTCGCGCGTCTCTGCGATTTCAGG